CTACGATTATTCAAATTGGCTCAAGTATCTGAAAAATGTTCTTACATTTGAGGAGTGGCTTGCTAATGAAAACAAAATGCGAGCAAATTACATGGTTACTTCAGTTTGCCCTAACTGTTCATTTAACTGTTATGTTAGAGAGGACGTGGTTAACAAGATGATTAACACTGTAAACAACAATCATCGTAATGCTGTTGAGCTATTTATTAAGATTATGGCTGCTTAATTATTGAATCTTAAAAATATTTAAATATGTGCAAAGTTGGAATTAAATTTGCAAACATTGACTATTACAATAAAGAAATGCAAAAGGGTATGGAAGATAAACTATTTTTCATTGAACGACTACCTCAGAATCAGAATTATATGTTCATTGATTTTGGCTGTGCTGACGGTAGTATGATTAATGCATTAACATCTATTTATAAAGATAATCCACACAATTGTTATATTGGGTACGATATCTCTGAGGAAATGGTTAAGTTAGCAAAGACCAATTATAATGGTCCAGTAAATGCTAACGTAAAGTTTACAACCAATTGGGATGAATGTCGAAAGAATGCAAGTGGCGCATTTATCAAACGTAAGAAGGTACTTATTCTGTCTTCAGTAATTCATGAAGTTTATTCTTATGCAAATGATGAGAATGATATTGTTGATTTCTGGAATAAGGTAACTTCAGATTTTGATTATATTGTTATTCGTGACATGTGTCCTTCTAAGGATATTGACCGAGATGCTCATAAGAGTCTGACTAAGGCAATTGAAACAAGTAAAGCAGTAACATCTGAACAACTTGGAGAATTTTCAGAAATTTGGGGAACACTTACAAACAATAAGAATGCTATTCATTTTTTGCTAAAATATCGGTGGAAGGTAAACTGGAATCGTGAGGTACATGAAAATTACTTCCCTATTTATGTTGAGAATCTGATTAAGAAGATTACTGACAAAGATTTTTACAAGATTGATTATTTTGAAAGATTTAGGGTTCCTTTCCTTGATAAATGTATTAAGGAGGATTTTGGAATTGAGCTTGATGATTTTACTCATATTAAGGCAATCTTTTCAAAGAAACAGTTTGCACAAGTTGAAGATGATTCACTTGACGAAATATAATTATTGAAGATACAGTTAATTATTGGAATTATGAAGAATCGGTTGAAGTAGTATTAAAGTATTGTCTTGAACATTTAATTTAAATAACTATGACAAATGAAAATAAAGAGTTGAAAAAGATTGAGCAGAAGCCTGCTGAGTGGAGTGAAGAGGAACAGCAAACAATAGAAGATGCTGCAAGTTTTATTCTTGCTTGTGTAAATACTGCGGAGACAAAGGAAGAAGAAGAAAGACTTGAAAAGCTTGCGGACAAACTACAAGACCTCAGACCTCGGAAGCAGTGGAAACCGAGTGAAGAACAGATTGGTGTAATCGAGGCAATAATAAATAATAGGTCATTCCAAAGAAGGCATCTTAATTCACTATATGAGCAATTAAAGAAATTAAGGGGAGAGTAAAGTTATGAATATCATAGAAATCTTTGGCAGGAAACTTACAATAGTAGAGGATAACACCAATACCTGTAAGAAATACGCGTTAGCAGATATTTGCCCTTTTGGGTCTATGCCCTGTAAGGATGCAAATGGTAGTGTTAATAGAAGGTTTGAAAAAGTAAAAGAATAAAGTTATGAAAGTAAAAGAATTACAAATCGGAGACTACGTTGATTATCGTGGTCAGATTATAAAGATTACATCACTCTACGATAAAGGTGGTAGTAATGAAGTCGGTTGGAGTAACAAAGAGAGTGTATGGGTAAATGCAGACAATGTAAAGCCAATACCTCTTACCCCAGAGATTCTTGAAAAGAATGGATTTATCAAAGAGTCAAGAGAATTTCAGCGTAATACTTTACAATATTGTGTTCTAACAGACGGACTCTGGATTGATATTTCTGAAGAAAACTATTTTGAAGGAAAATTAGAGTTTGTACATCAACTCCAGCACGCTTTAAAGCTTTGTAGAATTGAAAAAGAAATAATACTTTAATTATGGAAGCACCAGAGAAATTGTATATTTTGTTTAATCATCCACATACTGTGGACTATGCAAAATTAAACAAAAGACGACATGAAGAAGAGGTAGAATATACCAGAACTGATGCCTTTATTGATAAGGCTTGTGAGTGGTTAAATAAAGAAATACCAAATGCGGGTTTATCACCTTCAAGTATCATCAAATTTAAGGTATTTAATGATGAATGTAAAAAAGCATTTATTTCAGATTTTAAAAAGTATATGGAGGAATAGATTATGAAACTAATAGACAAAGACGCAGTAGTGGCAGAGATAAAAAGGTTAATACTAGCAAATGAATTATACCTTTCAGAACCTGAAACTGATGAAGTAAGATTTCAAAAAACGGGTGCTTATAGCGTCTTGAATGATTTACTACATTTCCTCGACACCCTTGAAGTGAAAGAAGTAGACTTGGAGAAAGAAATTGATGAAGTCTTCTTTAAGGATACTTTAGGAAATGTAACGAAAAAACTTACACATAAGTATTTGAATACGATTGCCAAGCACTTCTTTGAACTTGGACTTAAAGCAGCACAGAAAGGAGAATAAAATATGAAAACAGGTATTGAACTAATTGCCGAAGAAAGGCAAAGACAAATTGAAATTGAAGGTTGGACAAAAGAACATGATGCTCAACATAAAGATTGCGAATTGGTGAAAGCAGCAATTTGCTATGCCGACCCGAATATTTATTATAATCGTGAAAACATATTAATAAAATATAGGGTTCCAAATAAATTTTGGCCAAAACAATGGGATATACATTGGTTTAAACCAACAGATAGAATACGAGACCTTGTTAAAGCAGGAGCTTTAATAGCTGCTGAAATTGATAGATTACAAACAGAAAATAACAAACATGATAATTTGTCCTAAATGTAATAAGGACGCTACTAATGCAAAAGATTATCCTTATTATCATAATCGTATTAGATATGTATGTCCTCATTGTGGTTATAATGGAGATTCTACAGAGTTTGAGCAATTTTAAAAATCTTAAATTATGGCACATTTAATAGACAAAGCCGCTGTAGTAGCGGAGATAGAGAAGAAGTTGCAAGACCTTATTGTTTGCAAAAAGGATGCCTTCTATGCTGAAGAAAGAGTAACTTTAAGGGCTAAAATTAATATGTGTAAGGAAATACTTTCTTCCCTTGAGACCCTTGAAGTAAAAGAGGATGACTTGGAGAAAGAAATAAAAGAAGAATATCTCAAACATAGATGTTATGGTGGCAGAGATAATATGCTTGTTATTTTGAATGAGCCACAATTTAATAAGATTACCAAGCATTTCATTGAACTTGGACTTTCTTCTCAATTATCTTGGCAAGATGTCAAAAAACTTGCCGAAATAGGTGAAGCTTTCATGAACTCGGAAGAAAGTGATAATCTTTCAGAAGAGGAATATTACACAGAAATCTTAAATAAATTTAAAGTACAAAAATGAGAATAATATGAGTAAAGCAGAAGAACGTGCTTTAGAAAAATATCCTCTTATGTCAAATGATGACAAAGAAGGATTAGAAGCTTTAAAATATATTGGAATGGAATGTGAGTGTGCCTCTGTGTTTAATGAAGCACAAAAAATAAAACAAACATATTTTATTGAAGGTTACCATCAAGCAGAGAAAGACTTATTAGAAAATAAGCATGAAAAAAGTTGGAGATTAGACGAAAAACTGTGGAAAGATATTAAAAATATAGAAGAAGCGTCCTATCAATATGTGTATGATGCTTCTAATGATTGGCTTTATGATATTCCAACATGGGAGGATGTTCAAGATGCTTTTAAGGCTGGAAATGAGTGGAAAGAAAACCTTGTATTAACAGAATTTACATAAAAAATCTAATATTATTTGAATTATTTAAATATGATACTATATTATATTTGTAATCAAAATAAATATTTATTAAATGAACAAGTTAAATTCCGTTTTTGTTGTTGAGTACGAAGTTACTAATCTTGATAATTTCTTTGAACTGCCTGTTGGCACTATTGTTTATGGTGCAGGATTTGGTTCTCTTGACTTTACGAGAGATGTAAACAATTGCAATACTTACAATAATTTAGATGACATTAAGGAGGCTGTTAAATACATCCGTGAACGTTATTATTATGGGGGAGATGCTAAATATCATTATGGATTGAAAGTTAAGATACGTGAAATTTATCGTTATATTGGTAAAGAAATTTTGTATTAATTGATTTTAATTAAATAAAAAGAATATTATTAAATAACAAATAAATAAAAGAATATGAAGGTATCAATTATTGGAGCCGGTAATGTAGGTTCAACTGCTGCAATGAAAATTGCTGCTGAGGGTTTTGTAAATGAGGTTGTACTGCTTGATGTCAAGGATGGTGTTGCAGAAGGCAAGGCCATGGATATTATGCAGTCCTTGATGATGGGTGATTCTGAGACAATTGTCACAGGAACAACTGGTGATTATTCAAAGACCGCAAATTCTGATGTTATTGTCATTACATCTGGTGTTCCCCGTAAGCCGGGTATGACACGAGAGGAGCTTGTTGGCGTCAACTCAAAGGTAATGACAATGGTTCTTGATGGTGCAACTAAGTATTCTCCAGATGCAATCTATATGATTGTTTCAAATCCTATGGATACGATGACTCAGATGGCAGTAAATTATATGTATGATAATTTTGGACAGCCAAAAAATAGCGGAAAGGTATTTGGTATGGGTGGTATTCTTGACAGTGCACGATTTAAGTATAATATTTTGATGGCTGTTAAAAATAAGTATAATTTGACACCTGATATTAATAATGCTTTCGTTATTGGTGGTCATGGTGATACAACAATGATTCCGTTGGTTGATTATGTCACGGTTAATGAATATAGTTTGGATCACTTCTTTTCAGAAGATGAAATTAATGAGATTGTTGAAAAGACAATGAAAGGTGGTGCAACACTTACAAAGATGCTTGGTACATCTGCTTGGGAAGCTCCTGCACAGGGAATCTGTGAAATGACTAAGATGATTGCATTTGATGAAAACAATGAAACTGTTGCTTCAGTCTATCGTGAAGGAAATGGAATTGATCTTTGCATTGGTTCACGAGTCAAAATTGGTAAGAATGGTGTATCTGAAGTAACAGATGAACATTACATCGATTCACATTATATCGATTTCGATTATATACGAGAGAAATATAATGCTTCAGTAGAAGCAATTAGAAATGTTAACAAAGCACTTTAAATATTTTATTGATTACAAATGAAATGGAGTTGCTTGCGAAAGCAGCTTCATTTATTTTAAATTAAATTATAATAATAAATAAATTTTATTTTACATGAAGATGATAGGAACAATGAGTTTTAAGAAGTTCACTGGAGAAACAGTAGTGAACATTTCAGATTACATTAAGACTTACTGTGCTGAACATAAGGAGTTTCCTATCGAGATCATTGTTGGAACAGACTCTCAAAATAAGAGAAGAGTTACAACATACTCAACGGTAATTGTATTATACACACCTGGACATGGAGGTCACTGTATATTCAAACGTTGGAATACTCCTAAAGAGACAGTTCGTCAAGTTAGATTACTTAAAGAAGTGGAAGAGTCTATCAATACTGCTAATGAAATAACAGAAGCAGGTTGCCCAAAGCCAAAGTATATTGATATTGACTTAAATCCAAATCCAAAGTTTAAATCTAATGAAGTATTCCAATCAGCAAAAGGTTGGGTAGAAGCTTCAGGATATGCAGTAAGATTCAAAAGTCTTGGACCTTTAGTAACTTCTGCAGCAGACTGGCTTGTAAAAGCTTAAGCAATATAATTTTATTAAAACATAATTTAATGATGCTAGAGGAACATTATATCTACTCTGGCATCATTTATTTATATATTATATCATATCATATTTTTAACATATTTTAATAAACATCTTTAGAAAAATTTATATAATGTAATTTTAGAAATTAACATAATTTTTCTAATAATGTAATTTTAGAAATTAACATAATTTTTCTAATAATGTAATTTATAAATAAATAAAATTATTTATATAATATTTGAAAATAAATATATAAATACTATATTTATATATGTAATCAATAAAATAAAATATGATAGTTACAATTGCTTGGATCGAAAAAAATTACAACAAGTTCAATAATCTGTATTGGAACGGAATGTTGCCAAATATTTTATTCAAGACATCTCGTTCTCGTAATACTTGGGGATATGCTTCTTTCCGATATGATTATAAGAATTCAACTATTATTCCTGAAGCAATTACAATGTCTAACTATTATGATTCTCCTGAGAATGTTAAGATTCAGACACTTCTTCATGAGATGATTCATATCGCTGATTATACTTTTCATCCTGAGCATTTCATTTGTAATGGTCGTCGCGTTACTGGTCATACTTATGATGCTCACGGATATTGGTTCAAAGCCGAAGCAAAGAGAATTGAAAAGTTTGGCTGGATAATTGCAAAACATGTAGCAAAAGAAGAGATGGTATGTTCAAAGTTATCTGTACGTTCTGAGAAATGCGCTGAGCGTAAGCAGAATGCTGCAATTCTTTGCGTGGTATACGGTACATCTGGAACAAACTTCTACTTTAAGACAGATATCTATAAGATTAAGAATTTAAAAAGTACTATCAAATCATATACTTTCTATAGAATTGGTGATGTAAAGAAAGTTAAATATTATACATTTAATGATATCAAACTTGCTGAAATGCGTAGCTGTGGTGTTCGTCTTCGAGGATGGTTTGCTGATAACATACAAACAATGCAGAAGCTCAAGGATATTAAAGCTACTGAGATTAGATTTTAATATTACTTTTATAAATACTAATTTAAAGATACAAATTAATTAATTTGTATCTTTTTCTATTTTAAATATATGAAACTAAAATGGGATGTTCTCCCATATCTAACATTAGTTAGATTTACACATAAATATATTTTATTAAATTTTAATGATACTTGATAGAACATGGAACAAAAAGGATCAAAAGCTTACTATCAGTTATATAGACAAATTAGGTAAGCGTCAATTTTTCTCAAAGTATATTCATCATATTAAATCTTATGAATATGATACACAAGGAGAATTTCCAACATGGAATGGCCGTAGATGTAATAAGATATTTAAAGATACTATAAATTATACTCCAAACGAATTTGATATTCTTGAGTTTATGTATGAACTTCCAAAGGAACTTAGGGATGAAATGCATGCACAGAATTTCCCTAAACTATACTGCTTTGATATAGAAACGGAAATAAGCTCTGAATTTCCTGACCCAGATAAAGCAGAACAAAAAGTAACAGCAATATCATTGGTAGGACCAGATTTGTCATGTATTGTTTATGGTCTTCATAAATTGAATGAGCAACAAATTGCATTATTCCGAAAGAGATATTTAGATTGGATTCAAGGAAATGAGTTTGCTAAAGATTTTGTTACATCACAAGGAAAAGAACCAAAAGTATTATATCAGTATTTTGCTACTGAAGAAGAAATGCTAACACATTTCTTTACAGTAATTATACCAAAGATTGCTTGTTTAGCCGGATGGAATAGTTATGGATTTGATATGTTATATCTTGTTAATCGTATTATTCGATTATTTGGTAAGAATATTGCATATAATATGATTCGTAAGTCATCACCGACTGGAGAAATAAAGACATATTCGTGGGAAGAAGTTGGTGGAGTAAAAAAGAGATGCCCAGGACCTTGCCATTCAATCATATTGGATTATATGCAGATTGTAAAGGACTATGATTATATATTAAGACCTTATGAATCATATTCATTGGATTGGGTAGGTAATGCTGCTGTTAAAGCTCATAAGATTAAGTATGATGGAACATTGCAAGACTTGTATGAACGAGATCCAGAATGGTATTATTTCTATAATGCTGTTGATAGTCTTATCACAATGTTGATTCATTATAAGTTAAAGTCAATTGAATCTCCTTGTGCTGTATCGTCAGTAACATTAGTACCATTACAAGCAGCATTTGGACAGGTTGCATTAGGAACTGCAAATGTATTTGAAGAGTTTTATAATAAAGGAATGAAAGTTGTATGGGACTATGATTCAATTGAAAGAACAAAGATTCCATACGAAGGTGCATTTTGTGGTTGTGTTCCAGGCCGATATGAATTTACAGTTTGTTTTGACTTTGCATCGCTTTATCCATCTCAGGTAAGAACTTGTAATTTGTCATTTGAGAACTTCTATGAAAACAGAATTGGTCCTGATAGTTTCGGTAGATATACAACATTAAAATGGACTGAAGCTGAACTTGAGAAATTCAGACAAGATCCAAATTATTTCGTTACCGTTATGGGTAATGTTTATAAGAATGATAAGGACTATGCATTCCGTCGTATTCAGGCTAATCTTAAGGTATTGCGTGATAAATACAAATATACAGGGCAGAGAATTGAATCTGAATTGTTGGTTGAAATTGATAATATCTTGAAACATAATAATGAACATATAACATTCCATCAAGATATTATTGATTTGATTAAAGATAAATTCAATAAGGTTCAAGAGGATCTTTATAATATGTCTGAAGATGAACTCAAGAAATTCAGAGTTGAATGTGAGGATCTTCGTCATGAATATTCATTGCTTGAGCTTGCGCATAAGGTCTTAATGAATGGTTTGTATGGAGCTTGTGCTAATCAATTCTTCTTCTTCTTTAATGCTTCTCTTGCTGCAGATATTACAGGTGAGTGCCGTCAATTGACAAAAGGTATGTGGCATAATCTTGAAGAATGGTTCCATGAAGGTATTTGGGAACGTAAGGATCTTTGGGAGAAATTTGAATTTGCTCTTGATGAATCAAAGCATGATTGGTTCAGAAAACAAACAATATCTTGTTATTCAGATACTGATTCTGTATATGTAACATTTGGTAATTTCTTCAAGTGTATGACTCAAGAATATCAACAGAAATATGATACTGCTCGAAAGAAAGTTGATTGGATATTAAAATATTGTAAAGAATTCCAAGATAAGCTTAATAATAAATGGTGTGAAGAAATGTATAATCCAAGACATGGTAAAAATGTACATGAATTTGAATTGGAAACTATTTCATATTCGCAAATTTGTATTAAAAAGAAAAAATACATTAAAGGATATGCATTTGTAAAAGGCACATTTTATGATGAACCTAAAGTATCAGGTACAGGTATTGAAATTATTAAATCAACAACACCAAAGCTATGTCGTAAGATGTTAAAAGAACTTATGAATAGTCTTATGTTTGAATATAATGAAGATGATAAGAAAAATTATATAATGTTATTTAATAACAAAATACAACAATATAGAAAGGAATTCTATAAAGCACCTGAAGAAGAAATATCACAGTCAGTAGGAATTGGAGATTATAAAAAATATGTTATTGATGATACTAATTCATTATCACTTGGAAAACAATGTCCAGTTTCAGTTCAAGCAATAGCACGTTTTAATTATCTTGCACATAAAAATGGAGAAGACAATAAAAAACAATATTCTGGTAAAATTAAATATTATAATATAAGAATTAACGAAAAAAATGAAGGATATTTTGGTTTTCCATCAGGTGAACTTCCAACATGGGCACCAAAGATAGATAAGTTAACACAGTGGCAAAAAACTGTTATAGATCCAATTAATCGTTTCTTAGAAGTAATGGATATTCCTAAAGTTAATGCTGGAACATCAGTTCAATTATCATTGTTTTAATAATAAAGGGCAGTACATTTAAATGTACTGCCCTTTTATATAATTTAATTAAATTTATGGTTCTGTTACTACTTCTGCTGATGATGTTTTAGGATCACCTGCTTTCTTTGCTCCAGGTAATGTAGCATTGTAAGCATCTACTTCTTCATTTGTATAAAGAACTGCTACCTGTGCTTCAACAGCTTCTACTGCAGGAGTCTTAACCTTTTCTGCTTCATCTAATGCTTCAAATTGTTCTTCAGTTAATTCTGTTCCTTTGGCAGCATTATATTCATCAGCATCTTCATAAAGAACTGCTGCTTGTGCTTCAACAGCTTCTACCGCAGGAGTCTTAATTGCACCATATTGTAAAGCATTATCAAGTGTTAAATTATATGCTGCAGCTTCTTCTGCTGTATATGTTTGATCTTGCTCACCTGTTGGTTGACCTTGATCTGTAGCACCTTGCTCACCTGTTGGTTGACCTTGATCTGTAGCACCTTGCTCACCTGTTGGTTGACCTTGATCTGTAGCACCTTGCTCACCAGTTTCTTCAGATTTTACATTTGCAGCTCCACCAGGTACATACCAAGGATTATTTGCTTCATATTCACTATATCTTGTTAAACCTGTTGCTGCAGTAAATTTTTGTTCATCAGTCATACCTGAAGTATCAACACCCATTACTTCAAGTCTTTCATCAATTTTATTATTCATATTATTTATTATATTTTTATATTTTCTATATATAATAATAATTATTAATTTATGATTAAAGATAAAAAATGGGCTGACAAATATCAGCCCAAATTTTATATAATTATTTTAAGTTATGCACCTGTTGCACCTGTGTCACCTGGTTCACCTGGTTCACCTGTTGCGCCTTCCAATGCAGTAACACGAGCAAGAAGTGCTTCATATTTTGATTGAAGATCTGCAAGAGCAGCAGCAGTAACTTCTTCATTATCAATTACATCTTGTTTTAATGCATAATCTTCAAGAGCAGATGGATCAAATGTTCCTGTTGGACCTTGTTCACCTTGTGGGCCTGTTGGACCAATTGGACCTGTAGCACCAGTAGCACCAGTAGCACCAGTAGCACCAGTAGCACCTGTAGCACCTGTATCGCCTTTTGTGCCTGTATCTCCCTTAGGACCTTGCTCACCTGTATCGCCTTTTGTGCCTGTATCTCCCTTAGGACCTTGCTCACCTGTATCGCCTTTTGTGCCTGTATCTCCCTTAGGACCTTGCTCACCTGTATCGCCTTTTACGCCTGTATCGCCTTTAGCACCTTGCTCACCTGTATCGCCTTTTACGCCTGTATCGCCTTTAGCTCCTTTAAGAGCTTCTAACTGTTCAGGTGTAAACATATCGTAAGTAAATGGATCACCAGTATCCCCTTTATCACCAGTATCACCTTTGATACCAGTTACTTCGCCATGTTCAGATATCCAATCAGCAATTTCTTTTAATGTATCGAATGTTTCAGGAGCTTCACCTACAACACCAGCAATTGTTTCACTTACAAAAGTTTTTGTTGCATAATTTTCAAGAGCAGATGAATCAAATGTTCCTGTAGGACCAGTAGCACCAGTATCACCTTTAGGACCTTCAGCACCTGTTTCACCCTTAAGAGATGCAAGCCATTCAGCTTGAGTCATTGCAACTACAGCTTCTTGTGCTTCACTTACTAATTCAACAGTTACCCAGATATCTACTGGTTCATTTTCTAATGTATATAATTGAATTGGATCATTAGTAGCTAAAGCAGTAGCAATATTGAATTGTTGTCCAACAAATGATTGATCTGTTGAGTTTGTTACAACTTCAACTGTTGCACCACCAGCACGCATTTCAATTACTTTAACTGTACCTTCACCATATTTAACTTCCTTAGCTGCATTGTTGAAAGATTCAAATGAATAAATTGCAGGTTGAGCTTCTTGTTCATTTACTGTTTCTTTGTAAAGCTCGTAAGCAGATTTACCATCAGCACCATCAGCACCAGTAGCACCAGGAGTAAGTTGAATGTTTTCAAATTTATCATTTAATTGATTCAAAGCTTCAGCTGTAGTTTCATTAGCTTCATTTACTTCATTAACTAATGCTGTTAAATCTTCTGTCTTTGCAAACTGTTCATCAGCTTCTGTTTTTGTATAAACATCTGATGCATTAACTTTATTATTAACAGATTCACTTAGGCTGTTTAATTGTTCACGAAGATCATCAATATCTGTAGTTGGAGTAGCATTTTGAAGAGCTTCAATAGCAGCATCAATAGCAGCTTTATTTTCTTCATATACACTTGCTAATACATAATCACCTTTAGCTTGGTAACGTTCGTCTGCATCAGCAGTTCTTAAAGCATAATCTTTAATGAATTCTAAAAGATTAGCAACTGTATTAAGAGTTTCTAATTGTTCTTGCGTAAGTTCAGTAGAACCTCCAGATTGAGATGCAGCTTCTAAACCTTCCTTAATCCAAGAAATCAATTCACTAGTTGTATTAATGACTTTATTTTCATCAACTTCAGCACCACACCAGTTAATATCTAATGCCATAAAAATAGGATTAGCATCTGGATCATATTGATACATCTTATTAATTACGTTGTCTGCACTAGTAATTATTGTACTATATCCTTTCGCTACAGTTTCAGGAATATTATTAAATTTAATATTATTTTGAACTATTTCACTCATATAAAATTTATTAGAAATTTATTTATTAAATAATATTTACATTAGTACGTTTTGTTGCTGTTAATTGCTTAAATACTTTATATTCTACACCATCTGCAAATACTTCAGTTGATACATTATATACATCAGTTATATCTTCTCCGTTTGATATATGATTTAAGCCAAATTTAACAGGAACAGCTAATGTCCAATTAATTGGTTCAGCATTAGATAAATCACCAGTTTCTATAATTGTTGGTGTTCCTTCTATTAAATGCCAGCCATCGCCTTCACCAGGCATCATAACAGTAGAATCATCTACACGTCCTGGTCCAGCATACCAATAATAATTAGGTTCACCTTGTTCGCCAGTATCTCCACCTTGTTCGCCAGTATCTCCACCTTGTTCGCCAGTAGTGTCATCTGGAATTATAATAATATTTGATTTTGCATATACATTATCATTAAACTGCTGCTCACTATTACCTGTAATATATACATCATATGTATTTTCACCTATTAATGTTGAATATACACGTGTATATGGAGATTCAGCTTCTAATTCTTGACTTGTTAAATCAACACCTTCATCATTAAATATACCAAATCCTTTTGGAATAGCAATATAGAATATCTTACTGTCAAGTATTTCTCCGTATGTTAATGGTTCATCAGCAGTTGGTTGCTTAGTAATTTGCATCCAGCCTTCTTCATGAAGAATATCTGTATTATATGTTGGTTTGTTCTTACCTACATACCAATAAAGACCACGAGCAGTTTCTTTAGTTTGTGGTTCACCAAAATTAAAATAAACATTAAGTCTTTGTTTATTGTACATTGTTACTGGTGTTTCCCAAATATCGTAAAGAATACCATTAATTGAAAGTGGAGAATCATTATCTGTTATTTTTTGCCAGCCCCAATTATTATCATCTGCTGTTTCATCGCGAAGTTGATTTTCGTTTCTATCAAACCATTCATTATCAAATACTGGATGACCATGTACATCATCAATATGTTCATAATCTTGTGGTTTACATGGATATAATGAATCAACCAATTCTTTATTACTTGAATTTTCAACAGCCCATTCTTGGATAGATGTGCCATTTGCTTTTGCATCTGATTTTTCATATTCTGATACTCCTTCAGATGTTGGGATATAACGAGGTACTGCAACATACCATGATTTATATCTAGATTTACCACCATCAACACCAGCTATTAATTGACCATCATATAAAAGATGTAATGGCTGATGAAACCATTTATTTGCTTTTAATGGACCATCAATACCAAAATCAATATCTTCAATAGATGCAATATTTACACCATCGCTTTCATAAGTAGTTTTTCTAAATACATATGTATTTAATGTATCATCAAATGTAAATCCATAATCTTCCAAGAAGTTTGGATCATCTGGCTTTATATTACCAGCATACCAATATAATGTCTCATTTGTTAAAGGAACATTAATATCTGCACCTGATGATATTTGATCAATCTTATCGCTTACAGTTTTAGATATATTTGAAATTTCATTAGAAACAATATTAACATAATCAATATTATTTTTAACTTCATTTATACGTTTAAGTAATTCAGCTTCCATAGTATCACTGATATCTTCAGGACTAATTTGATTTTCAGGAAGCATTGCTTCAAACATTTCTTTAGCAATATTATATTCCTTACAACGTACTACTGCATTAAGTTTATTTGCATCTAAAAGATCACGTGCAGCAACAAGTATACTATGAATTTCAGAATTTAAAGATTCTGCAAATGTTAAATTTTCTCTAGCAGTAAAGATATTACCACCATTTGAAAAATTATCATCAAAATCGTTTTCATTTAAATCTGATAATAAAGCATACAATTTAACAAACTTCAAATCTTGCTCATTATACTTTGAAATTTCTTTTTTAAGTTTGTTATATACATCAACAGAATCAGTGATAGCTTTTTGTGCAGCCAATATTGCATTTGTTAAAGGACGATTTAATGCATTGGCTGCATCAATAATTGCTTCAACATCCAATATATTTTTCTTTGCTGCTAATAAAACTGCATATGCAGTTTCTTTATCTACATATGCTTCACCAATTATACCCATGTATATATTAATAGATTTATTATTCTTCATACATAAATATAAATTTTTTTGTAACGTATGTTTTTATTAGTATTTAAGTAAATACTAATTTAATAAAAATAATAAAATCTATATAAAAAATAAAAGTGGATTCAAACAAATCCACTTAATATATTATTTTCCTAAATTAATTCCCCATGTTGCAGTAATTCCAATAGTCCATCCAAATTGCTTACTATTAAAATCATATCCATACCCAACAGATGGGCCTATGACAAATGTAGTTACTGGACGTTTTCTTTGGTTAATTGTAAAACCTGACATTTCATTATATTTAACATAAGGATTCGTTGACTTAATATAAATTCTAGAATCTTTATCCATAGCAACAGTATAATCAAAATTAATTATATCTTTATTAATATGAATACCAAGACTATCGTTATAATAATTAATATTTCCTTCTAGAATTCTATATTTATCGTTAAAGTTAAAATCCTTAGAAAAACCTTTTGATATTGTATCGTGATGAACAATATAAGAAGATTCTTTCTGAGGATTTTCTATCGTTCCATCAACATATATGATTTGTGCAACACTATTTTTTGAAAGTTTTAAACTATCTATCTGATTATAAAGATTTTTATTTAATAATTTCAATGTATTTACATCTAATTCAAATGCAAGTTTTGTAGCAACTAAATTTCCATTTTTGTCTTGATAATATTTAATAGTATCATTCAAGGCCTCTATGTTATGTTTATATTCTCCACTTACATTTGAACATTTGTTAACTGAAACACATAAAAATGTAACAAGTAAACAAATTATCAAGATATAAATCAAATGTGTTTTACATTTTAACCATAATTTGTTGATAACATTTTTCATTAATAAATTTAAATATTTTTTTTAGAACTTTTTATATTCCTCTTGTAAAGAATATATATTTGTAGTTCTTTTAATATGATTATATGCTGTTCTTAATTCTATTTCATAACGAGGATTGCCTGCATATTTTCCACCTGTACTAGTAATATATTTTACCATAAGATGTTGTTCAGTCTTTCCTTTTACCAAATAGTATTTTTTCAATACTTTACAGTAATGATCAATGGCACTTTCATAATCTAAATATCTTTTACTACTTATTCCAAATATTGAACGCCTTGATGACTCACGGCCTGCGCCGGTTGTACCATAACACGTTTCTATTTGAGTCTGTGCCATCATAAAGCATATATCAATATTATTAGATAACCCCGCTTGTACTAAATATTTGGGAATGAACCGATGTGATTTTGGCGCTTGCTGCTTAACGTATTTAGTTACTTCACTTATAAGTTCATTTTTTATACTATCCTTTACTTGAACTGTATCTATTTTTATTATGTTTTCTTGCTTTGATACATATTCAACTTTAGGATTTACTTTATTTGGATTTGTTTTATTCATGCAAAATCCGCCTAACACAGATATTAATACAATTAAAGTTATTAATAATTGTTTTGATGCGATTCTCTTGAATCTCGTGAATTTAGTTTGTTTCATAATTATTGTTTTTATTTTAGTTTGTCGCCTTATTTAATATAACTGTCACTTATAATAAACTCGACTTAGCCAAAACTTTACACAACTTTCTGTGCAAATGTCACTCATTTGACTCTTGAAAATCTAGTTGCTAAATTATATATTTTACAATATAGTACTTTTATAAAAATAATAAAATCATATATTAATCTTTATTTATCCAATTTATTGCTTCATTTAAATTCCAAAATTCAATATAATTTAAATTATTTTCTTTTGCAATATTTCTTTTTTTAACATCTAAAATTGTCCATGTTTTAATAATTGAATCATATATAGATTTTTGTTTTCCTGTTTTTCTTTTTCTTTGTTCAGATTTTTGTTTTAATAATTCAACTTCATATTTATCAATATCATTATCTAAATATGGGCGCCCATAGTGAAATTCGGATCCATTATATTCTATCCATATATCTTCTATAGGTAAATAAAAATCACAATGATATGGATATAATTGTTTATCTTTATATTGTCGTTTAACAATTTTAAATTTATTTAAAAGTAATTCATATAATTTATCCTCTTCTTTTGATTTTGAAAATTTCATATTTTTAATTTTTGTTTGAAATTCTTTATCTTTTATTTCTTCAGTATTTGATGCTTCAATTAATTTTTGTGATTGCGTGAACCATTTTACCCCATATTTTTCTTGAACTGTCTTACTCATTTTTTCTTTTACACATTCTGCCTGTGAACATACATCTACTCCATATTTAGTTAACCACGTTTGATGCCGTTTTTCTTTTATTTCAGGATTAAGCCAATGATGTTCAACCCCGTATTTTTCTAAACATGTTTGTTTTATTTTATCTCTAACTTTTTTAACTTTATTAGGATTAGTTACGCCGTAATTTGTTATAAATGTATTTTTTATTTTTTCTTTTACAATATCCAATTGCGCAACATTTTTTACTCCATATTTATCAAATATTTTATTTTCAAAATTTTTTTGTTTACATTTTATATTTAAACATAATTTATTATATCCTTTAGATGTATTAATAAATTTTAATTCTTTACCGCATATATGACATTTTGGTTGGTTTTCAAGTTTATGTTTTATACGATATAATGTTTCTTTATATGAATTAAAATTATCATATCTATTTATAAGATAATTAATTATATCATTATCTTTATTTATTTCTATTAATTTATTATATTTTCTAATTTTAAATTGTCTATTTCCCCAAAATAAATCATTAATTATGTTATCATTATATTGCATATATAATTAAATAAATATTATTTTTAATAAAAATAGACATTTATAAGGATAATGTACCATAAAATATGAGTAAAATTTATGAAAATCGTATAAAAAATAATAAACCTAAAAAGAATTCTAAATATCATCAAGGGTATGTTAATCCTAAATTAACAACTAAGTTGTTTCAATCTGTAAAAGGTGAACCTATAATATATCGTTCTGGACTTGAATTGCAATTTATACAATTTTGTGAAAATAATCCGAAAATAAAACAGTGGGCAAGTGAGCCAATTGCTATAAGATATACATGTAGATTAGATAATCATGAGCATGACTATTATCCTGACTATGTTATTGAAACATATGATGGCAATAAGATAATTGTTGAAATTAAACCTTATAATCAGACAATCAAACCAGGAGCATTAGATTCTAAATGGCTTAAAGAATCATGGATTAAGAATTGCGATAAATGGAAAGCTGCTAATGAATTTGCACATAGAAATAACGCAAAATTTATTATTGTGACTGAAAAATTTTTTGAATAAAAACATAATTAAAAATACTATATTATATAATATGAAAAACTTAAACGAATTCGTTAAAAATACATATCTTAATATTAATGATATTAATGAGTCATATCGAGAATTGCTTAAAAATTTAGATGGTAAACAAATAAATGAATGTTGTGGTTGTTGCTGTGAACCATGCTGTAGTGATGAAAAATGTTGTGACCCATATTATCCTAAATATTTTTCTGAAAGTGAAATTATTAGTATGCTTCGTAATACTCCAAAGATTCAAAATATTTGGGATATTCATTATCAATTCAGTAATAGATACAGATTCCCAGGTATAACAGCAGAAGAAATAAAAGAACCTTTATATTTTAGAGGTTCTGGGCTTACATGTGGAACTGGTTATCAATCAGGAGAACCACAAACAACAACTTTAATGTCTACAAATGCTTTATATAATGAAAAGTTATACAATTATATTAAAGATATTGTAGATGAATTTGGGTTTGGTTATCCAACTGTTTTGGAAACAGAAGGTAAAGTTCAAATATTCTTTGTTAAAGACGAAGGTAGTTTTGAAGAAAAAGATAAATCAATCAAAAAAGGTTTAGAAGATGTTGCTAAAATATTAGGTAAACTTGAAGGTAAAGAAGAAATTAATTGGTCACAAGTATTAGATGTATCAATTAATAATGTCGGTAATGTTTATAATTTCTTAATTACGTGCACATTAGATATTACATTATTTCAAATGACTGCTGATGATTATAAGAAAGTTTATAAGAAATGGCAGAAGAAATTTGATAATGAAGTCGCAAATACTGAAGATAATAAATAATAAATTGATATGGAGAATAAAATGATAATTATTACTCCTGAAGAAATAGTTAATAAAGGGGCGAATAGATTAAACGCAAAATCTATATTTTTGGCAGGTACAATTGATAATGGAGATTCATTGAATTGGCAAGATAAAGTAATAATTGAATTAATTAATTTAGGTATATCTTGTGAAGTATTTAATCCTCGTAGAGAACATTGGAATTCTAATCCATCAAAAGAAGAAATGGAAAAACAAATTAAATGGGAACAAGATCATCTTGATAAAGCAGATATTATTGCAATGGTTTTGCTGAATGATTCAAAATCACCAATAAGTCTTCTTGAACTTGGATTATATGCAAAATCAAATAAGTTAATTGTATTTTGTACACCTAATTTTTATAGGTGGAATAATGTTAAATTAACTTGTGAAAAATATAATATTGAATTAGTTCAAGATTTGAATCCATTAATAATTGTAAATAAGATTATATCAAAACTATGAAAAACTTAATTGATTTCATAAAAGAAAATAAAGATGACATTAAACATTATGTTGATGGAATAATAGTATCTGAAGACGATAAGATATTAATATTACGTCGCGCTAATTATATGAAAAAATTTGGTGGCTGTTGGGGATTTGCCGGTGGATCTATTGATAAAAAAGACAAGAGCTCTAAAGAAGCAATAATTCGAGAAATTGAAGAAGAAACAAAAATCAAGTTAACTTTCAATGAACAACAAAAAATGAAAGCTATTGATAAACAAGAACATGAAAATAATGGTTCAGTTGTTTCTGATACAGAATATTGGTTAATCAAATTAGAATCAAATCCTGATGTAAAAATTTCTCGAGAACATTCAAAATATGAATGGATAGATGCAGATACATTTAAGAATAAAACATTTAAGTTTATACCTGATGTTTTTCATTATATACAAAAATATTTTAACGGAGACTTGTAATGCCATTAATTCAAAAACCAGAGCAAACAACATTAGGTCATATATTCAATTTAAAAGATTTAGATAAGAAGATTTATACTGATGATGAAATTAAGTCTTTTAAATTGGATAATGCTATCAATAATCATCCACTAGCTCGTAAGCCAACATCTATGAGATCAAAATTGGCTTATAAAGAAATATTAAGAAATTTAAGACCTGATAAGAAATATATTTTGCCTGGGCAAATAGTATTATTTAATTATTCACAGCCTAAATTCAAAGAGGAACTTGAATATTATGACAATTATCCATTTTGCATTAGTTTTGGAATTATGAGAACTGAAGATGGCAATATACGAGAATGCATGCTTAATCTTCATTATTATCCACCATTTACACGTGCACGAATATTAGAACAAGTATTTATTCATTTTCGTCCATACTTTGAAAAATACTTTAATGAAGCAGGATCAAAACCAAACACTATTATGTCATATAAGATGCTAAAGCATTTGCTTAAGACAAATCAGAAGATAGCTTTTGGCACAAAGATGTACATACCTGTTCTTAGAGGAGTGACATTCAATATTCCTGCCAGACTATTACCAACAGCATTCTTTACAGAAGGTAAATTTAGCAAAGCGACATTACAACAGATATTTCATTTTTGGAGGCAATTTTAAATTTATGAAACATATATAAAACTTAACGAAATTTACAGAAAATCTAACTGGAAATTATTATTAAGTTTTATTTTTATATATAAAGAAATTTAATATAAAATATGAAAAGATTAAGTAAAATAATTAATGAAGGTTTACAACCAGGAAATCAATTACAGAAAACTGGCGTAACAAATCATTATACTCCTATACAGAATATACTTACAAATGTTAAGAATCTATTTTGTTTGATTCTCGGCGTTGTTGCTGAAGAGGGTGAAGATAATGTTTCAATAAAGCTATCTAGCTCACAGTTTGTATCAAAACAGAAAACAGAAGAACTATTGTGGAGATCTTTATATAATGATGTATTTACTTATGGTTCTAGTTCATTGTTTGGTTATATAACATCACAAGGATTAGATAAAGTAACATTTATTAATCTTGGTGGTTATTATGTTGTATATTTTTCACCTTCCGATGTAGTTACTGCTAGAGATCCTCATAGTATGGTATCTGTACCTGATGAAGCATATGAATCATTAATCAATGAATTTGAAGTTGGAACACTTATTAAAGAAGATGATGGTGAGCAAGAAATGAAATCTGCAACAGTTGAAAAAGTTCTTGAACTTCTTGATGGTCCAGATAAAGTTAAAGCAGCTAAACAGTTAGAGCTACTAGTATCTAAAGAAATACAATTGCCACGTGAATATTATTTTTCAGCAATTAAGTTTAAGTCAGGAGAAGAGGCAATTGCATTACGTTGGAAATATTCAAAGAAAATGCCATTTGGCAAATCTGATGAAAAAGATAAAGAATATAAAGAAATAACTGTTGAGAATACACGTTCATTAATGCATATATTTGGCAAGGGAGAGCAAGCTATATGGGTACAAGACTTTGCTGAAGACTCATTAGTAGAATTACCCGATGATGTAAAGAAATTGATTGAATCTATTCTTGATTTATTGGAAGCAGATAAAACAGATAATCCTTCAGTATTTTCATTAACTGGTGAACGTAAAGAACGTAAAGAAGATGATGAAGATAATGAGGATAATGATTCTGATGATAATAATAAAGATAATGACTCTGATAATAGCTCTGATGATGATTCAGAAGATGATGATTCAAGAGGGGATGATACTCTATAAATATGAAAGATATTAAACAATTTATTAATGAAAATAAAGAAGTACAATATAATGTACCTGTTAAAGAATTATACAGAATATGCGTAGAACAAGGTATAAAAGATCATGAGTCTTGGGATAAAGATTGGGAATGGGAAGATAAAGCAATAAAAAACCATCTCCAGCAAAATTATCTGAAGATAGTTGTTGTGTAATTCGTTGTATTATTATTGGAGATCCCCAAAAGCTACTTTCGGGTAAAACAAAAGAATATATAAAAAATGAAAAGGAATATTCTAAAAAAGTTTATAATATATTCAAAAAATATTGGGATAACAATATAAATTTAATCAGGACATATTCAAACGAATCAAATAAAAGATATTATGAATTTAAATGTATATTTAATAAAGATACAATTATTACTATAGAATATATGGGAGCATTAAAAGATTTAAATAAATATAAAGTATAATGGAAGATCTTAAGATATTCTTAGAAGGTAAAACAATTGATGAAGTAACAGTTAAAGACATAAAAACAAATAAAAAGGTTAATGTTGCTTACTATTGTTATGATAAAGAATCATTAGATAAAGTATCTAAACAATATGAAAGTGTTGGAAAATATTGGATTGATAAATATTTTTATCTTGCAACATTAAAGAATAAATCAACATGGGTTGTTAATTTAGATGAAGAATATAGTATGAATATATGGCAATCAAATGGTAAGTTCATTTATTGTAAAGAAAATGAATATCAATATACATATGAAGAACTAATTGATCTTTTAGAAGAAGGAAAAACAATGTTAGTTGTTATAAATAAATAATATATAGAAGATGAAATCATTACAAGAATTTATTAATGAATCAGAATCATCAGATGATGTATATGTAGTTTACATGGGTGATGGCACTATGGAAAATTTCTATTATTCTGAAGAAGAAGCAAAGTCAAAAGTTGACGAATTAAATAAAGAAAATTCAGACGCAAAAGCTAGCTTCAAGAAAGAAGCAAAATCAAAAATAGAAAAATAAATTTATATAGAGACATGAAATCAATTTGGAATTTTATTAAGAATTTGTTTTGTAAGTTATTTGGCTGTAATAAGCAACAGTTAAAAGAAAGTGAACCAGTTTCTTATGGAGAACTTAATGTTGAGCATTGTATAGCAACAGATCGTCAATCTATGTATTTACAGTTTGCAAAAGACTATCGTTGGTTTGAGACAGGCATCACATTAAATTATTTTTTAGATGAAGAAGATACTGATGCAACTGTTGAATCAGTATATAATATTTTCCAAACTGTAAAAGAACGTGGAAATGGATTTGATACTGAAGTAATTTGTGTTGCACATAAAGGAGATGCTACTGGTGTTGAAGTAAAAGGAGCATTCTGGGTAGGTGATGAATTACTTAATGAAGCTGATGTTAAGCTTACATTTGAAGAAGCATATAATCGTCTTATGGAATCTAATTATCCAAAGCCACATTCAAGACAATGCGTACTTCGTAAAGAATTAGGACCTAAGAACGCCAATGCTCAATATATATTTGGTAATAAGAATGATCATCTTTATGTTGATGCTGTTACTGGTGATGTAAAGAAAAATAATCCAGTATATGAAGGATTTGAAGAAGATCCTAAATTTGGATATGCATTTACATGGCTTAAAAATAAAAAAGAAAATTTAAATAGCCCATTAGGTGAATGACCTTAATTGATCATTTAATATATATTTTGCAGAAAGGTTGGATAAAATTCCAACCTTTTTCTATATAAATATATTAAAAACGTATAATTTATTTGGATATCAATTAAGAATTCTATTAAAATAATTAGAAACAAACAATTTAACTATTTTAATGTTGAATTAAATTCTACTAAATTTCTATATTAAATTTGTTAAAGAAGTTAAATAACATGATAGGTACATATAAAGAATTTTACAAATTTGTCAGTATAATAGCTCCTTTTATTAAAGATTTATGGATAGATTTCAATAATCGTCCAGATCCTAAAGAAGGAGATATGTTTAGAATTATATGGCCATATAAATTGTCAGATATTGAAATGTCAGTAATACATACTATTCCAATGATAGAATGTAAATTTATAAGAGTTGATTTTGATCCTGAATTTAAGAATGGAGTAGCATTTTATTATGTTTTTGATAATAAAGGAGAGGAACTTAAAATACATTCTATTAATGATGTTTACGATATTGACAAATTAAGAGATGAAGATCATTGGGATTTATTTGGATTTTGGACACATTGTGAACCTTTAAATAAAAAAGAAATATGAAAGTTTTTAGATTAAGACATAAACAATATAAAGGAGATATTATATTTGGTATGCCTCCAACATATTGTAAAAAAATAGGCGAAAAGAAAATACATTCAATGTTATTAGAGCTTAAGCCTTGGAAATATGCAATACCTTATTATAATAAAAGTAAATTTGCATTTATTTCATCTAATGCATTATTGACATTTTTATTTGGTAATTTTAATAATGAATATTCTGAGGAAGAATTTAAAAGTATTTGTGATAATTATTTTGTAGAATCATTTGAATTAAATACATGGAGTTCAGGATTATCAAAGTTATTATGTACATATTTTGATGATGAAATTGAAAATGATGAAATAAATACGTATTCAATTGAAGAAATTAGAACATGGACATATAAATATATTTATCAAGATGCAGTTCCAAAAGAAGATATTAAATATTGCAAAGATGCATATTATTCAAAAGTAAAAACATATTATTGAAAATATAAAAATTTCAAAATTTTATTATAATTTAACATTTAAATAATTTAAACATTATGAATTTTAGTAAAAATAAGTTTTTGTTTAAAGAGTTAATTAAAACATTTACGTATACTACAGCAACTCAAAATAGAGATGTATATGCAGATGTAAGTATAAATGGTAGACATTATAGAAAGTACGGTACATTGCAAGCTGTTGCATTTGTAGGTAATTTGTATAAAGTGGGAGAAAATGGCGCAGGTTATTGGCCTCGTGAAAGCGGTTACCCAGAAATAAAAAATCGCGAAAAGTATGTATTAGTAATTGGAATGTCAAAACAACATCCAAATGATACAAAAACAAATAAAGAAATTGGATATGAAATTGCTACTGAGAATATGCTAAATGATCCATGTATTGTTTTAGAAGTTCAAGGTAAGTTTAATTATCATCGTTTTAATAATATTGTAAAAGAGTATCTTAATACAATGAAACTTGAGTTTATTAAGACTAAAGCGGAGATAATTGCAGAAGGCAAGAATCCAAAAAATTATAATAGATAATTTATGTATATAGATAAATTAATGAATAAGTTCGGATATTCGGAAATGTACGAATGGTCCGAACTTTTTGAATTTGATATTGTTCCTTTTGGAAGATTTGTTACATTTGATAATAATGAACCAGGTAAAATCAAATTAGCAAATGATAAAGATTTAATAATTGGTGTTACGACTATAAATACAGTTATTACATCAGATGATCCATCAGAGTGGCAAGGCAAATATCTTTGTAATGAATATGGGGACTGTTTTTTACAAGAGAAAGATAAAGCAGTTGCAGTAAATGCATATGATGATAAAAATGAGATGCCTTATATTGCTACTTATAAAGATATTGAAGTTGTACCAGTTATAAATGATGCATTTGATAACACAAGAATTTATAAAAAACGTTCTGAAAGACAAGAATGGATAAGAGTAAATATATTAGGAAAATGCATTGTTGTTGATAATGGTGAATGTGAAATAGGAAAATATTGTACAATAGGTAATAATGGTATTGCTATACCATACGAAGAACATTCAATAAATAAATATTATATCATAGATAGATTAACTGATAATACTATCATGATTTTCTATAAATAAATATTTTTTAATTGAATGAAAGATACCGTAAGTGTAATTACAACATTTTATAATGCACAAGATTATATATTAAAATGTATTAATAGTGTATGGAAACAGAAAAACACCGATAATTTTGATATTGAATATATATTAATAGATGATTGTTCTAATGATAAGACATCAGATATTGTTAAAATATTCTTTAAAGAATATAGTAGATTATCCAAATATAAGATTATAAAAACACCGTATAACATGGGGTGTGGTGGATCAAGAAATTTTGGTATTGCAAATTCAACTGGAAACTATTTAATGTTTTTGGATGCAGATGATTATTATATTCATGATGATTTTGTTAAACGTGCTTATAATATAATAACAGAAAATAATGCAGACATTGTTGAATTTGGAATAAAATATGTTAATCAAAATGGTGAGCGTGAAAACTTAGTATCTAATAAGTCATTTGTTATAGAAAATAATCATGTCGGTAATTTGTCTGTAATGTTCTATGATGGTTTAATAAAATTTATGCCGTGGACCAAAATTATAAGACGTTCAATCGTAGAGACACATCAATATGATACATCAAGAACATTTGAAGATATACGTACAACACCATACTGGGTATATAATGCAAATAAAATAATTATATCTAATACAATTGAAATAAATTATAGAGCATCACATGAATCAATAATAAGAGAAAATCCAAATGAAACTAGATTAGGTACAGTAACAGCAATATGTAGTTTGTTTGAAGATTTTAAAGAAAATATTGATATATTAAAAGCAATGTATGATAGATGCTTAGTAGATTTAAGAACTATTATACATTGTGATTCTAATAGTGAATATTTTAAAAAGATGTCATTATTAAATACAAAGATGCTTAGTTATATATATCCAGATGATTATAAAAAAAGAACTTATAATGTAGAATAATTACATAAATTAAACTATTTATATTTTATAAATATATGTTAATATAATTAAATGAAATTTTATAATGCATTTGGCATAAAACCTACAAACAGTTTTACTTCAGCTGGAACTGATTATTATATTCCAAATTTAGATACACCTGAAAAGGTTGTACTTGCTTATAAAGCATTTGAAAAATCATACGGAAAAACAAACGAATATATTAGAGGTATTGAACAAAGATTTAATATTATTATTTCCGATAAAAAGTCAAATATTCCTGTAGAGCAAATTCCTAATTTGATTCATTTATTTTTTGCTGTATATGATCCTGAACTTGAGGAATACAAGAATACATCAATAACAATGGCTATTTATTATTTCATTAATGAATTTGTTATTTATGATGAAGCAAATAATAAGGTAGGTGTTAAGATGCATCTTAACGATACATTGTTTATCAATTCAGGTATTAAAGTTGCATTAGATACTGTATTAAGTAATAAAGTTGCACCACGTCCATCTAAAGCAGTTAATTTATTTAGAATGCTTGGTATTGGTGTTGCAGGATTATATGTAAATAAGTCAGGTATGGGAAATCGAGGCTTTGATACTAGAGCAGTATTAGTAGATGAAGATTATTCTGGATATGTACATTTATCAATGGCATATACTAAAGATGTACTTGAAGATAAACAAAATATTATATATTGTGGAGATAAGTTAACGCAAATGGTGTTGATTCCAGTTTTTCATGATGAATATATTGATATAACAGAAGACGAATATAATAAAATAATGTCAAATTCTAAACGTGGAGATGGTGGATTTGGAAGCACAGACATTAAGCATTAATGAAAAGTTATAAAGTTCTTAAATATTTGGGAATCTTATTGATAATTTGTTCTATCTTGGGGTTCCCAATTACAAACAACTCAGATATAAGATTTTATTGTTGTTTGTTTACAGTATTAGGTATGTATGCATTAGTTAATGCAGATATTAGCAATCAAAATATTTCCAAATGAATAAGCAAATTATAAACAGGCCACCAGAAAATGTGACATATGGGCGTGGATTAAATGATTGTCATATTAACATCTGGAAAGGTGATGAAGTATATTATAGATTCTATGAACAAGGACATTGGAAAGAGAACAACATTTGTAAAGAATTAAAGGATATTAATTGGATTCCTGAAAAATACAAGATGTACAAATGTTGGTGGTATATAACAAATCCAGCAGATCCAGCAGATCCCGGAGAAAATATGTTATTGTATGTTGAGGAATGGAATACATACATGGATAAGTCTTCTATACGTCAAAAAATAATTGAAAAAATATATGAATTAAAAGATGATGAGTTGTTTTCATTAGCAAAAACATTAGAACTTAATATATAAAAAAATGTAATTATGATTAAGAAAATTTATATATCATTACCTATTGCATTTCATGAAGATACTGTATATAAACGTAATAACGAAGCAAAGAAATATATAAAGGAACATTTCAAAGAATACACATATCATTCTCCAATTGATGAAAATCATATAGATGATCAAGCATTAGGTAATCACCTTCAAATAGAAAAAACTGCTTATTATATGGGCAGAGATATTGAACAAGTTATATTATGTGATGCTATATTGATGTGTCCAGGATGGGAAAAATCACGCGGATGCAAATGTGAGAAATATGTTGCTGAAACTTATGGAAAAGAAATATTATATTTTGAATAATAAAGGTGGAATTTTTATTCCACCTTTTTTATTATAATTTTCTTGTTACTTTAATATTACCTATTGTTATATCATTACCATTTATTGAGTATTCAACTAATATATATATTAAATTTTTATCGCTCTTTTGATTTGAAGTAAATTTATATCCGCCTTGAGATTTTCCATTTTTTGTTGGACGTGCTTTAATTTCAAACTTTTCATCAACACCACCTATAGTAAAATCCCAGTATACATTACTTCCATCAGAACTTTTTGTATTTTTTCTTGATAATGGGCTTAACTTATATTCTTTTGCATTATTATTGCCTTTAAACCAAATATCACAAAATGCTTTATTTGTTATTAATTTATGCATTTCATTCCAAATATATGCTTCTACTAATGTTCTTGCAATATCTGCTATTATATCTTGATCTACATTATCAAATTGGTCAAATACGTCACATGTAATTGTTTTATTAAAATCAAATCTTTTTTCATTATTCAAAAAATTAGAAATAACTTCTAATTTATCATCAGGTAATTTAACACCTTCACTAATTAAATATGTTTTAATATCTTTCATATTATTTATTAATTGATTTTATTATATATTTAAAGTTCTTTACCATATCTATCACCTCTAACTCTTCCATTTCCATCTTTTAAAGAACGATATGCTTTACCAAATTTACGAGAATTTACGCTATCATTCTTTGTGCCATCATTGTTAAGTTCAAACTCAATGTTTTTAATTTCATCTTTAGTCAATAAGATACTACCATGCATATCAAATTGCTTTTGTATATCCTTAGGAATATCAATACTCATATAAATAACACCATCTTTATCTGGGAACAATTGATCCAGTGAATTTGACTGCAATACATTTTTTAACTCTTCACCTGACATACCCCATTTTAAATGGTCCCAATCTGAAGGTGTACTCATTTTTGATTTGTTTAAAGTATACATTTTCTCCCATGACTTTGTAACTTTAATTCCAAATTCATTATGAATGTCTTTTTTAATTTCCATTAATTGCTCTAAAAATGATTGTGCAACTTTATAGGCTTTTGAACGTTTATCAACTTTCTTGCTTTCAATATCAATTTCTTCAGTTCCTGGAATAATAACTAATAATTGAGTTGGTAAAATCTTATGATCTGAATTTATAAGATCTTTAAGGTGTTCTCTTGAAACTTGATATGGTTTCTTACGTTTATCAGAAGGAATCACCATCTGGGTGTCATAATTACCTGTTCCAACTAAGAAATTCCCATTCCAGCCATTCTGCATACAAATAAATTCTTTTTCGTCAAATCCTGAAAGCATAAAAATTGGAGTAATTTTTGTCTTATTAATATGTATTCCATTATCTTTCCATTTTTTGATACATTTAGCAAAACTTTCAGGTACTGCAGATGCAGCCATTGCATTAAGTTTATCAGAATATTCTCTAAATAAATTTGCTTGGCGAATACGCCTGCAAAGCTTCATTGCTAATTCTTTATTCTTGAAATTGTCTTTTACAACTTCATTCGATAATCTAATTACTTCAGTAGAAGCTTTTAAAAATGCATTGTCAGAAGTTTCTTTTGATACTTCATATATGTATTCTATTAATGATTTCATAATAAAATTTAAATTTTTATATTTTTAAGATATGTATTTAGTTATTTATTAAAAATAATTTAAATAATTTATATTTATATAGATTTTATTTGTATAAAATTTAATAATATTTGAATTTTTCATTTTCTTTACTATATTATATTTGTAATTATTAAATTTGAAATATTTAAATTTTCAATAAAATAAATAAACAATGAATATTAAATTTACATTCTGGGAGATTTCATTTAAAGGTCAAGTTCTTAATCGCACTTTTACTTTCAAAGGTGCTAAGAAGTGGATGAAGAAGTGGATGAAAGAGAATTTGAACAAACATTATAAAACAATTGATTGTGAAACTGGTAATCTGGTTGATTCTGATGAAGTTATCTATAATGGATTTGATAAAGTTCAAATCAGGGAATGCATTGTCAATAATGAACGAAAAAATCCTGAGATGATTGCTAGTTATACATATTTCCATACTGAGGACTAATAATATAAAGAATATGAATCTTGACGAAGAAATGAAATTGTGGGAAAAACGAGCAAATGATGAGTTCGGTCAGATCCTGAAAAAGATTGCAAAGGCAACTAAAGATTACTTGTATTCATGGGAAGAAATGGGTATTGAATATAATGTTCTTTCCGAATACATTACTGGTTATGCTCTTGATGGTAATCGTGAGTATACTGCTAAAGCAATTTATAATATTCTTTATAACTATGATGTTCTTAGTAATCATCGTAATATAAAGAAACTTGTAGCAGAAATGGAGCGACTTGCTAATATTTAATATATGAAAAAGATTCTTAAACAATATTTATTAAACACTTGTCGGTATTTTGTTGAAAATGTTGGCAAAAAGCCAAAGTTCTTTAATGATATCACAAATATACTTAATACTTCTGTTGAAGTTAATGGAATAATTGAAGTGAATGAAAAACTTATTAAAGATATTTGTAATTATTGTGAAGAACAAGCGATCTATGACAAGCTTACCAGATATGGAGATTTCTATTATAAATTAGTAAGATATTATTGGATATGAGTTTATTTTGGAAAAAATATAAAATAATATTTTGGAATAATGGATGTTTCGATGAATTTATAAACAAATAATTATGATAAAAATAAATAAGACATTTTCAGGTTTAGTAACTTGTTATGATGAACAATATCTTGAATGTTCAATTGGATATACTTGTGTTGTTGAAAGAAGTATATTTGCTCGTAATATGAAAATGAAATCTTTACATTTTAATTCTATTATTGAAGGAACAATTAGAGAAGTTGTTGCTGAACATAAAATGAAGTATTTTGTAAAAGATGTTGAAGATGAGTTCAATAAAGAGCGAAGTAAGTGGATTGATATAGCAAAAACAAATAAAGCTGAAAGAGAAATAAAAGAGAATATTATTGGTGTTTTAATTGATAGAGCAAAAGATTTTGGATTTAATCTTATTATGTTTAATTGGATGTCATCACAGACATGTCATACTCTTGAAGCAGCATTAAGTTAATATGAAACTAACAGGTAAGTCACGGGAACATGCAAAAACAATTATAAAACATATTGAATCACTTGGTGGTAAACTTCAAAAGGAATGTCCAGGTGGTTCAATATATTGTTCATTAAATGCAATCAGGCAAATAAGAATATCGGATCATATTGCTCTTAAAGGAGATATTGATAGAATTGATATTATTATACAATATGAACAAAAACATTTTAAGTTTATTTGCATTTATTATCGTAATATTAAAATATTTGATAACATAGGCCGTGTAAAACAATGGATAGAAGATCTTGAATTTACTATTAATGTTGTTCTAATGAATATGGCAACATCAAGCGTTGTTAATAAACGTAATTATGAACAACAAATTGATACTCTTAAAAAAGAAATAACTCTTAAAGAAAATAAAGCAATTGAATATAAAAAAGAAATTGAAGAACTTAAAGAGTATAAAAAGAAATATCAGAAACTACAGGTTCAAGCAAATAATTCATCAAAATGTAATAAAAAACTTAGAGAAAAAATTGATAATTTAACTCAATATCATAATATGTGGCAAACTGCTTGTGCCGAAAATAGAAAATTACAAAAACAATTAAAACAATATTACATATATAGAAGTCATTTTAACGATGGAGAAGCTTAGTTTGATTTAAATTAATAATTTACAAAATATGTATTTTTTTAGAGTATATATTTAACAATTATTTATAAAAAACTATTTATTATTGTTTGGTAACGAAAATTTACCAATTTAAATATATTTATTAATTTTTTAAACATTTAAAAGATGAAGAAATTTATTTTGACAATGATCATCGCTTTGATGATGGTCTTTAGCGCGAATGCTCAGATCGCTACTGAGAATGCAAAGTTGTTTGACAATACCTATGTAGGTGTTGATGCAGGTGTTACAACTCCGCTTAATTTTAATTCAACATTTCCACTTAATACAGTTGTAGGTGTTAAGTTTGGTAAGGAGTTTACTCCAGTTCTTGGAATTGAATTAGAAGGTATAGCCGGATTTGGCGACAATGTTTATAATTATGGATATAATTCTTCAACTTTAGAAGGGTGGGAAGGTGCATATAATCTCCATAATAATGGACATTCAAATACATTTGTCAAGACTACAAACGTTGGGTTGAATGGCGTCGTTAATTGGTCAAATCTATTGTTTGGTTATAAGGGAACACCTCGCGTATTTGAAGTAAAGACAAATACTGGTATTGGCTGGCTTCATTATTTTGGTCGTCCTAATGCTGTAGGAGTTAATCTTCCAGTACATCGTAATGCATTAACTGCTAAGACTGCAATTGATTTAGCATTTAATCTCGGAAAAACTAAGGCTCATACAATTTCAGTATCTCCTGGAGTATATTGGAATTTGACTGCAGATGGACATGTTAAGTTTGATAAGACTTATGCTCAACTTGGTGTAATGGTAGGTTATACATATCATTTTAAGACATCAAATGGAACACATTCATTTAAGACTTACGATATTGAAGCTATGTCTGATGAGATTGCTCGTTTGAATGAGGAACTTGCAAAGAAGCCAACTCAAGTTGAAGTTGTTAAGTATGTTGACCGTGTAGTTAATAATTATAATGGTAATGTAACAAATAATGCAACTGGATTTGGTGTAAAGGAAGTAGTATTCTTTGCTTTTGACAGTGATGAGCTTGATACTAACGCTAAGGAGACACTTAATAATTTAGGTCAAAATGGTGTTTATGTAGTTCGTGGATATGCATCAAACGAAGGTTCTACAGCATATAATAAGGCTCTTTCTTTGAGACGTGCTGAAGCTGTAGCTAAATATCTTCGTGACCACGGTGCTCGTGTAGATACAGTTGAAGGATTGGGTGTTGTATTTGGACCTACTACTGGACGCGTTGCAATTATTACTACAAAGTAATTAAGTATTAAATTATTAAAATTTAAGTTATAGGAGAGACATAATGTCTCTCCTTTTTTATGTTATTTATAATAATGATTTTATTTTTATTTATAATATATATGTTATTAATTTTTAATGGATAATGAAAACACATTAATGTCAAGTATTTCTAAAAATGTTGAAGAAATAAAAAAATCAAAATTTGGTACAAAACTTCCAAGTAATAAAAATAAAGAAAATGAAAATACAATACAAGAGTTGGCATATGAACAAATGATTATGGGAACTCTTGCATCATTGGTATGGGGTAAAACAAATATCAAAAAGGAAGACCAAGTTAAAACATTATTAGGAAATACTAAAAACATATATAAATTTGTAGAAAATTTAGAAACAAATTCTGGATTATTATATAATCGATTAAATAGTGTAATTAATGATAAATATGCAATACATGTAATTATTAATCAATCAAGTATAAATAAAATACTTGAAGGATTTGCCATTGTAAAAGATGCTATTGATGCACAATCAGATAATAAAAATATAAATCAATTAATTAGTAAATTTGATGACAATTCAAAAAATCAAAAAAATAACGAACAGAAGTTTTTAATTGATATAAATATTACAAAATTAAGTGATTTAACTGAATTTGTAAAAAGTTTAGAAGGTATTGATGGTAAAACTGGAGCAATCATTGGATTAAAATCTATTATTGAATTTTTAGAATTATTAAATAGATCTGAACTTAAAGATTTATCTGATAAGGCAAGTGACAATTTATCAAAAGTTAAAAGTATCATATCTGGTAATAGTAGCGAACTCAATCAAATATTAACTGCAATTAAAGATGCTAGTAAAGATTTAACAGATATTAAAGATTTAAATAATTTATCAGATATTTTATCTACATTTATAAAAATTATAACAATAGATCCTAAATCAATTGACGTTAGAGGAATTAAAATATTAAAGAAATTAACTGATGAAAAAACTGGTGATATTATTAAGTTAATTGAAAATTTAAATAAAATCAAAGTAACGTTAGATAAGAATAAAGAACAAACATTTAATACAATAGAAACATTTTTTAATTCTTTAACGGCAATAGGAGAAATCGGATTTGTTAAAAGAAGAAAAATTAAATCCAATATAAATTATATCAATAAGAATATTATTGATATGATTCCTGAGCTTGCAAAAAAACTTCAAGATGTTGCAAGTAAAAATGAAAAGAGTGCTTTAACGGCAATTAATAATTTAAGTGCATTATTTAAATCAATTGCTGATATTGCTGAACTTGATATGAAACATAAGATAAGATTAAAATTAAATCTTATTTGGGTTAAAAATACATATATTAAAGCTATTTCATTAATATTGGAAGAATTACAAAATATTATTAAAGATCAAGGATCATCAACAAATAAAGCATTAGAGGGATTATCAAAGTTATTTGAAGATTTAATTAAAATAGGTGATTTATCATTTATGAAAATTTTGAATATATCTGCAAAAATGGATATGATTCAATATGTTATTGAAAATAATATATTTAGTGTATTATCTTCAATTAATAAAACAAGAATAAATATTGATAATGCATCACAAAGAATTAATAGTATAAATGATATACTTGAAAATATATCAGAAATATATGAAAAAACACCATCAGTTAAATCTTCTATTGTTGAATCAATTAAATTAAATTTGCTTTATAGTAATATTGAAAACATTAAAGATTTAATAAAATTGATCAATTTAGTATCAGTAATTAAAAAACCTAAGTTATTTAATGAAATGATACCAAATGCAATAAATGATATATCAATAATATATGAAAAAACACCATCAGTTAAATCTTCTATTGTTGAATCAATTAAATTAAGTTTGCTTTATAGTAATATCGAAAACATTAAAGATTTAGTAGAATTGATAAATTTAGTATCAGTAATTAAAAACCCTAAATTATTTAATGAAATAATACCAAATGTAATAAATAATATATCTTTGATTTTTGGTGAATCAGCAAAAAATACATATCAACAATTATTGTATGTTGATGACGATATTACATTATTTAAAGATAATATTATTGCAAAACTTAATGCAACAATTGCAATCATTAATAGTATACCAACAATAAAACGTACTACATGGATTAAAGCATTAAAAAATATTCTTAATGAATTTGATAATACTGTACCAGATACAATAGGTTCAAAAATTGAATATTTACCTGGCAAAGAAAGTTTACAAGATTTTCTTAAAGTTGGTGTGTCATTAAAATCTTTTATAAATATTATTTCATCAATGAATGAACTTGATGAAAAACAAATTGAAAATATAAATAATATTCTTGAAATAACAAAAACTATTGTAGAAAAATTTGATGCAACAGTTAGTGAAAGTATTGCAGCTAATTTAGATAATATTGATGATAAGCATTTAGATAAAATTGATACAATGATTAAATTGTTAGAAAAATTATCTAAATTAGGCAAAATTAAATTTATATTGAATATAAGTAAGAAAACAATGGATAATATGGCTTATTTAGCAGATCCATTGAAAAAGTTTATTGAAAGACTTGCGGAAATAAAAAATGATGACATAAAGAAAGCTAAAGATATTATAAATACATATTTTAAAGTTGTCATAATGGGAGCTGCAATATTATTAGGTGCAGGTCTAATTATGAAAAACGTAAATATTGTTGCATTAACTGCATTTACTGTATTGCTTAGTGGATTCTTATTTGCAGTTAGTTTAACATTGAAAATAATAGGTAAGGCATTAAAAGATGATTTAAAAACTGCTAAAGAGGCAACAATTCTTATTGCTGCTTGTGGTGCAATTATGTTATTTGCATCTATATTATCGGAATTAATTAAACCTGAAAACTTATTAATATTTACAGGAATGCTTGCACTATTATTATTTAGTGTTGGACTTGTATTTAGATTATTCAATAAAGGATTTGAAAATGTATTAGAAGGCGCAAGAGATGCAATAATAATTATTGGTGCCGCAGCTACAATTTTATTATTTGGGGGAATAATTACAAGATTAATAAGAACTGAAGACTTGTTGTTATTCACTGGTACATTAACAGTATTCTTATTTAGTGTTTCATTAGTATTTTTAATGTTCAAAGTTGTTGGGGGTGAAATAATGCATGCTGCTAAAGATGCAGTTATATTAATTGCTGTATCAGGAGGTATATTAATATTAGGTGGATTATTTATGAAAATAATCAAACCTAAGGAATTAATACAGTTTACAATATGTTTAGGAGCATTCTTATTAACAATAAGTCTTATATTTATATTATTCAAAAAATCTTTCGATAAAGCATTAGAAGGAGTAAAAGAAGCTATGATTATTATTGTTGGTTCTGCATTAATAATGATAGTTGGCGCATTATTTATGAAAATAATTAAACCTAAGGAATTAATACAATTTACAATATGTTTAGGAGTATTCTTATTAGCAACAAGTCTTATATTTATATTATTTAAAAAATCTTTCGATAAAGCATTACAAGGAGTAAAAGAAGCTATGATTATTATTGTTGGTTCTGCATTAATAATGATAGTTGGCGCATTATTTATGAAAGATCCTAAATTAGTATTAAGTGCTTTATTGTTTACTGTATGTTTAGGAGCATTTATATTTACAATATTATGGGTATATAAACAAGCTGCTAAAAATATTAAAGCATCATTCTCAACTGCTATTGCATTTGGTTTGTTGACATTTATTAGTGCTGCTATTATGTTAGGGGGTGCTGCTATATTAATGAATTATCCTGAATTAATTTTATATGCAATTGTATTTGGTGCATTATTCTGGGCATTTACAAAAGTTATGATTAATGCATTAAGTAATCTTGTAAAAGAACAAAAGAATATTTGGGGTAGTATAGGAGTATTAATTGCATTAGGTATTGTAACAGTATTAATGGCATATGCTTTGAAGAAAACTGTTGAAGCTGCTAATATGGTTCAAGATTGGTGGACACTTGTTGGTACTGTTGCTGTTATGGCTCTTGTTATATATGGATTATATGCATTAGTAAAAGCAATTGGTAATAGCGGGCCAGAAGCAATGTTATATATGGTAGCTGGAGAAGCAATACTTGCTGGTTTAGTAGGAATCATTTATTTAATTGGTAAAGCGGTGTCTGCAATTGCTCAAGGTATTGATGATTTGGCAAGAGTTAGTCATGCAGATATTGATTTAGGTAATTTGGTTAAATTACTATTAGGCTTTGGTATGTTAGTAGCACCAATGTTACAATTAAGTGGTATGTTGCCAATTATTGGTCTGGGAGCAGTATCTATGCTTGCTATGAAATCGTTCTTGAGTGATGCTGCCGAAATTGTCCAAAACTGGGCTGAATTAAACATTCCTATATATGATAACACCGGAAAAATATCTGGGTATAGAACGTTAAATGATGAAGATAAACAAAATGCAGTACAAAATATAAAAGATGTAATAATGATATTATTTTCTACTGTAGATGAATTGTATGACACTTACCCTGATATGTTTGATATATCGTTAAGATCATTGTTTTCTGGTGGTTCAAAATTAACTAAAGTTGCAATTGCTGGTAAGGCATTAAGTGTTATGTTATCTTCTATTGCTGATGGCGTTAAAGAATGGGCAGATTTGAAAATACCTATTTATAAAGGTACTGATATTGCAGGATATAAAACAATTGATAATGAAGATTTTGTAAAAGCTGCAGAACATATAAAACAAGTAATTATTACATTAGGACAAGCAGTTGTTGATACATATAAATATGCTGAATCAAAACCAGCAACAAAGGGTATGTTTAATTCTGATGAGTGGCTTGGCTTTGGTGATTCTCCATTTGCAAAAGTTTGTAAAGCAATGAAAACAATGGGGCCAATGTTATCTTCAATAGCTGAAGGTGTTCAAACATGGGCAGATTTGAAAATACCAGTATATAACGGGACTAAAATTGTAAGATATGACACTTTAAATACAACAAAGTTTAATCAAGCTGCACAAAATATAAAAACAGTTATAATAACATTAGGAGAAGCAGTTATTGATACATATAACTATGCTGAATCAAAACCAGCAACAAAGGGCATGTTTAATGATGCTGCTTGGTTTGGCTTTGGTGATTCAACATTTGCAAAAGTAGTAAAAGCAATGAATACAATGGCTCCAATGTTATCTACAATGGCTGATAGTATTCAAAAGTGGGCAGACTTAAAAATACCAGTATATGGGGGTGTTGATAAACATGGAAATCCAATTATAAAAGAATATAAATCATTAAATGATGGTGATTTTAAGACTGCTGCAGATAATATTAAAAAAGTATTGGTATGCATTGGTCAAGCATTGGTTGAAACTGTTGAAGAAAATCCATTTATATTTCTTGGAGATACTTTATTAACTAATTCGCCTGCAATGGTTGCAGCAAATGCTATGAAAGTAATGGGTGAAACATTAAATTTGACTGCAACTGCTGTTGCTTCATATGCATCGGGTAAATTCCCAATATTTGATGATGAAGGGAAATATGTTAAAGATCTTGAAGTAGATCTTAGTGAACCAAAAGTATTTGATGATGCTGGGAAAAATATTAAAACAGTATTAAAGTGTATTGGCACAGCACTTGTAGACACCATTAAAGATCCGAAGCTAAAAGATTTATTTAATGAAGGATTAATTAGTGATGCGCCAGCGACTATTGCTGCTGAAGCAATTAAAGGAATGTCTGAAGCATTGAATAATTCTGTAACTGCAATATCAAAACTTGCTGAATTAGAATTAGATGATTTACATGCTGCATTAGATCCTAATGGTACAGATAATATATATACTAAATTAAATGACTTATTAAAATTTACTGTGGATATATATAAATTATTTGCATCAGATAGTTCAGATACTGCAATAAAAGGAACTACGCGTTCTCGTTGGTATTGGTTTGATGAAGAAAATGTTAATATGAGTTTTGCAGAATATCTTAATGAGCATAATGGTGAAATAGAAAATGCTGCTAAAGCATTAGAAACATTTGGCAAATTACTTAAAGAAAAAATTGTAGATAATTTTGTTTCAATTGGTAAGATATTTAATGACAATAAAGAGGCATTAAATGTTTTTTCTGGTGGATTGACGTCTCCAATATATGTATATTTAAATACATGTTTACGTACAATTAGTGGAATTACACAATTATTGACGACCGAAAATCAAAAAATATTGTATGAAAATTTAGATAATAATAAAAAAGATATAAAAAATGGTTTTGATGATGCATTCGGTATTATTGATAATTTATTAAAACATCTTGTTACATCACAGAAATTATTTGATGAAATTTCTGGATTCAACATGTTATTAATGATTCCAATGATTACATCATTTGATGCATGTGTACAAGCATTATCAAAAATTGGAAAACAAGGTAAAGAAGCAGTAGGTTCAATTAAGTTATCATTACCTGCTATTGATGCTTCAATGTTAAGTGCTCAAATTGCTATGTATTCAGCAGCTTTAGATATGATTATCAAAGTTAATGAACATGCAAAAGAAGCAGGAGAAGAAGGTTATAATGTATTAAGAGATGGCATATTGAAAATATATGCAGCAACACAGCAAATAGAAAATACTGAAATATTTGGGCAGCATGTAAAGAAGTTAAAAGATTATATTAAAGCAATTAATAGTATTAAGCTAAATCATTTAGGTGGTCTTAAAGGATTAGTAGATTCAATGAATGAATTGAGTCAACGTCTTGGTAATCTTGATAATTTAACAGATGCAATTGGAAATAAGTTATCTCAAGTATTATATGAATTAGTTCTTCAATTAAGAAAGGCAGAAGCAACAATTCATAATGCACATGAATTACAAGAAAAACGTAAGAAATTAATGGATGAATCAATTGAAAAGATTCATAGTATAATGGATCATCATATGATAGTTGAAATTACACAAGCAAGCGAAGATGATGATCAATCAATACCTACGGGTTCAATCAATAAAAATCCAATCGATGATGGAGCTCCACAAGGTAATGATACAACACCTGCTGCAACGTCACAATCATTAGGTAATCCTGAAGAAACTTCTGCCGCAAAAGGTACAGGCAATAGCAGAGTTACTAATCAACCTGATGCTGCTCAATTAAAAGATATATTGACAGTTCATGAATTTAAGAAATATATGGAACAAGAATATCTTAATAAGATAAGAAATAGTGGATAAAATTATTTATATATAGAGGCGATGAAATATTTTAATTTATATTATTTAGATACAAAATTAAATAATAGACCATTAAATGAAGATGAATTAGAAACATTTAAAAAATCAAAAATAGTTTCAAAAAGAAACTCAATCACTGGAAAAGTTGAAAATATACCAGTTGATAGAATTAGAATAATAAAAACAATTGTAATATAATATGTTTAGCTTAAAAGGTAGACAAGATGGTTTTAGATTACTACTTCCAAAAGAATTTTTAGTAAAAGAAGTAGAAGAAAAATATGCAGATATTTTAAAAGAAAAACTTGGATATTTTGATTCACCTATAGATTTTTTAAATGAAACAATTCAAAAGGTTAATGTACTTGGTTTTCAAGACGGAACAATGACACAAGATCAATCATCTTTAGGAGCTGAGCCTACAATGAAAAGTAATCGTATTAAACAAAATAAATTTCAATATGCGGGTACTCAGTTTAATTATAGATCTGGTGTTGCACCAATTGCATTAACAGATAAGACATTTAATATTACATTTAGACATACATTAGGATATTTGAACTATTTTATGCTATTTGAAAATTTTTGGTATCAGTTCTCAAGAGATATGAATTATGATGAGCTTCCACAAAGATTTACAATTGATATATATAATGAACTTGGTTCCATATATTCTAGAGTATCATTATTTTATCCAATGATTAATTCTATGGATATGCTAGAATTTGATTATACTCAACCAGTAGCTCAATCTCAGACGTTTAATTTAGAATTTAAATATTCTAATTTTGATTTTGAATTTATATCAATAGATGAATTAACAACAGAATTTGATAATAAATTTAAGGACCAAATAAATAATTAAAATCGTTTAGAATATATCTAGATGTTCCTCTAGCATCATTGCATATTAAGATAATATTATTTAGTATACATCTTAGATATAGTGATGCTAGAGGAACATTATTCATATGTAGAAGAATATTTCTTTATTTAGAAATCAAATTAATATTTTTTACTATTTTTAATAAAATTAAAAAAAAATTAATATATAGATGACAAAGAAAATCAAATGGTGCGCGATACAACCATTAACTGGTGGTATGTATCTTGGTGCAGAAAAAGTAATAGGCCAACCAGCAGAATTTATATTATCTTATCCTGGTGTTGGTGATCCAATTTTTAACAAAGAAAAAACTTTAATATGTGGTGGAAACGAATACCATCTTATGACATATTTGGATAAAGTTGGTCGTCGTCCAGAATATAAAGTATTTAATCGTAAGATGTTTCAGAATGATAATGATATGAATCCAGAAATTATCAATTCTGATTTATGGACAAAGAATCCTGATAAAAATCTAGATTATTCAGACATGGATTTAGTTGTTGCTGTTCCTGTTTGTTCAGGATTGTCAACTGCTACAAATGGCTCAGCTGAAGCAAAAGAAGCTCGTAACTGTAATATGATTTGGATATCTAAATATGCATTAAGAGTAATTAAACCAAATATTTATATATTTGAAAATGCTCCTACATTTATGGGAACAAGAGGAGACTATATTCGTGTTCAACTTGAAGCATTAGCAAAAGAAACTGGATATTCAATAGATTATTATAGAACAGATACAAAACTTCACGATAATTGTCAGACACGTAAGCGTACGTTTATTATATTCTATAAAAAAGAATATGCCCCAAAAATGGAGTTTGAAAACATACAGACAAATATTGAAGAATATTTCAATAGAATTCCAAAAGATAAACAAATGAAAGATACTGAATTAGACATGGAGTTTGTTAATCCTGTAAATTATTTCATTATGTGTTATCTTAAAGAAAGATTTGGTAATAAATGGAGAGAAGAAGTCAACTACAATATATTCAAGTATATAATTGAAAATAAATTATGGAATGAAATACTTGATTATACTAATAATAGAGCAACATATAAAATGGAAAAACATCGTGCATATATGAATCATTTTGTTGATCATTTCAACTTTAAGACATCACAAGGAAAAGGTGTTTATCATTCTTTACCAAATTTGTTAAGAAATGATGGTACATGTCCAGCAGTAATGTTTAAGATGGTTCAAAGTTGTTTGCATCCAGATTATGATAGAATGCTTAATATGCGTGAACTTATGCATTTAATGGGTTTACCACATGATTTTGAAATGCAAGGAGATCCTTATAGATGTTATGCATTAATTGGTCAAAACGTGCCAGTTCGTACAGCATATTGGATTGTATCTGAAGCATTAAAAGCATATAAACGAGATAATGATTTAGATGATACAAAAAAAGTAAGATTTTTCGATAACATTAAACAACAAGAAATCAATTATGGAGAGTAACTTAAAGTTACTCTCTTTTATTTTAATAAACATATTTAATTATCTATTTTATATTAAAATTATGTTAGATGAATAAAATATATTAAATAATTAATTAAATGTTGATAAATAAAATTGGCTATTCATATAATGATTTGACTTTAGTTCCTGAAATTATTTCTGAAGTATCTTCTAGAAGTCAATGTAATCCTTTTGTTAAAGATAATTTTCTTCCAATATTTACTGCGCCTATGGCAAGCATATGTAATGAAGAAAATATAGATAAATTTTTAGATAATGGAATAACACCAATTATTCCAAGAAATATTTCTATTGAAAAACGAATAGAATTAATGAATAAACAACAATGGATTGCGCTTTCATTAAATGAGTTTAAGGATTTGTTTATTAATAAATATGAAGAAAGAATTAATGGTTTTAGAACTACATATTTTATTTGTGTAGATATTGCAAATGGTCATATGCATTCATTATATAATATGTGTAGAGATGCAAAGGTTTTAGCAAATAAATACAATTATAAATTAACTATAATGACCGGTAATATAGCAAATCCAAATACATATGAATGGATAATTAAATTTAATGATGAGAATAATATTAAAATAATTGATTATATTAGAGTAGGTATAGGAGGAGGTTCTGGATGTATAACCACGTCTAATGTGTCTGCACATTATCCACAAGCATCACTTATTGATGAATGCTATAAAATTAAAAAATATTGGAAAAATTATACTTCAAAAGAAATTGTTCCATATATTATTGCTGATGGTGGTATTCGTAATTATGATCATGTAATCAAAGCTCTCGCACTTGGTGCTGACTATGTAATGATTGGTAGTTTGTTTGCACAATGTATAGAATCCGCAGGAATTAAATTAAACAAAGATATTAATCAAAAAACATCTTTAAGATTTCCTATTGAAAGATATAGAGATTTTGAATTAGATGAAAACGGAAATTGGTGGGCATATTATACAGATGAATTTATTGCAAAATCAATTCAGCCATGGCAAACTGGATCTATTGAAAAATACAATGAGCATATTGAATCATTGAAAGAAAAGAAATTTATTGGGAATATTAATGTTAAGTTCTTTGGTATGGCTTCTGCAGATGGGCAAAAATCTATATCTGGAGAAAAAACTAAGACCGCAGAAGGTATTACTAAATATTTACCTGTTAAATATACATTACAAGGATGGGTAAAGAACATGACCAGTTATCTTCGTTCAGCAATGTCATATACAAATTGCTTTACATTAAAAGATTTTATTGGTAAACCAATGTTAATAATCAATAGTATTTCAGAAATACAAGCAGTAAATAAATAAAAATATTATTCATATTATATTAAAAAATAGCTCAGAAATATTGAATATTTCTGAGTTATTTCTATATTATAAATATTAAATTAAATAATATATGAACTTAAATAATATATAAATTATGACACGTACTTATCGTAAAGTTGTAAAATGTGGAATTTGTTATGGCAGTAATACTGAGTATTATCGTAATATGAATCGTAAGTGTCGTACAAAGAATCGTCATGAGCTTCGCAATCTTATTTCTAATTATGACGTTGATACAGTTAGCGAAATGATTGGACGTGGTTCTGTGCCAGTTCATGATTCTTTGCATGAGCCTACTGACGGAACGTTTCTTATTTCAAAGAATGCCAAGAAGGATTACACGTATGAACTTGATGGTTCTGTAAAAAAGGATAATCAATACGGCACTGCTAAGAATTATTGGGATCACAAGTTCGGTAAGTATTTAAAGAGTAAGCATACAAATAATCATTAATTATGAGAAATAAAGCATGTCGTCGTAATACAGAGAAACGTAGTTTGAAAAGACGTAAGATTATTAATAATGTTGTAAAGAACAATAACTTTACTGATAAACAAGTAAAAGTAAAACAAAACAATGATAATTGGTGGCGTGATGAATATTGGATAGATTATTATGAAAGAAATGTAAAATATTAATTATTATATCAAACCAAAGAATCGTAAACATTATAGAGTAGTATGACGAATAGTCAATTTGTAAAAAATTCAATTATTGGTATTAAAAAATACGCCAAATGCCGAGGATATAAAGTAAAATATCATGCTGATGATATAAATTTTTATTTTGATGTCTATAAAATAAAATGGTTTGGTTTAAATAATGAATTGATTAAAAGCTATTTTGGTGTATAGGATGAACATGAATATAATTTTACTGTAGTTTGGGAAGCTGTAAGAGAATTTATAATGATTAAACGTAATGAAGATGAATCTAAGAAATTAAATCAATAAATATATTATGATGCTATTTGAAACCCTATAGAAGTTGGAGATTAATGTATAATTATAAAGTGAAAGTTATGAAAAATATTTTAATTGGATTTATCAGTTGTTTGATGATTATCTTAATGTGTTCGTATTCTTATAGAGTTCATTTTAACACTGTTAATGTTCGTACAGTTTCTGAAGATGGGCATAAATATGTTGTTGCCACTATGACAAATGAAGTTAGTTCTAAAACATCAGGTATTTCAATTGTTCATTCTGCAAATTGTTATTGTTTAAAAAAGAAGTAAATTATGGAAACACATTATGATGCGGTTGAAAACCCTATAGAAGTTGGAGATGAGGTATTAATTCTTGTCCCTAAGTCAAATGCTTCATATAGACGTGGAATTATTAAAAATTTCAGAAATGAATATAATAACAGATGTGAAGTACTTGTTGAATATGATGATGGTCGACTTTATTGTAATAAATCATGGCATCAATTACAAAAAGGAGATTTACTTGAGTTTAAGTCTAAGCTTATAAAAGTTTGGAGATTTTCTAATAATATAATTAAATTTAATCCTGAATATATAAAATGAAACTAGGAAATGTAGCTCTTCTTTGTAAAGGCTGGTATAAAATGCGAGACAATAATCGTCTTGATTTATTTTGGATGGATATGGCGCATGCAATTAATGCAGATGGTTGGACTATGGAATCTAAACATGATGTAGTTACTTGGTGCATGCATCGTCTTGATGATATGCGTGATAACCCAAAACTTGCTAACTATAAGAATCAATTTACATTCAGTAAGTTATATGATGATATTAATGATTGGATTCGTAGAGCATCTTGGAATAATATGGAACTTAGTCGAGAAGACGCTATTATTTGGACTTATCGAGGTATCGTATCAAATTTAGATAATAGTTGTTTTGATGAAGAACTTAAGCCTGATATGCGAGTACTTCCGCTAAAATTACATGAAGCTTGGTATGATGACGGTAAATATAGTAAAGCACCAAAACTATATCCTGCACAAATGATGTGTGACTATATCGAAAACGTCAATAAAATCATACCAAATGCAAAGGATCAGGATATTCGTGAAGATGAATATGACTGGGTAGAAGGCTTTTTAAAAAAAGATTCTTGGAAAGATGTACAGATCATTCTTGGTGAAGACAACCTTAATGATTGTATTGAAGTTGAATGTACAGCTTTAGATTTGAAGAATCATTCAATTAAAGACTACGGATATATCAGAATGGGAAAGTTTGATAAATGCAAAGATTTAAATGATTGTAAAGATCCTGAAAAGAAATATATTATTAGACTTAAACCCGTAATTACTAAATATGATTCTCCAGAATGGGAAGCTGATATAACATACTATTTGAAATCTATTAGAGAGAAATAATAGAAAATGGTGGATTTTTGATCCACCATTTATTATATGTGTTATCTTCAGTACTTATCACTGTGTATCTAAGGACTATGTATCAAGATATATCAATGAGCAGTTGTATCGTTGGAACACAAGGGAAGAGAAGGGCTCTTACAGATTCCACGATATGTTCAAGAAGGCTTGCAAGCACTTTGACTACTGTGATGTACTGTCACTGTTTACAGTTGTAGATACTGAATACATGTTATTCAAGCGTGACGCGTACTACCATTGGTATATGCACAATAAGGTGGCATAATAAAAGGATAGTCCATTGTTTGAACTATCCCTTATATGTGTACACCATATTATGCTGCGTTTACTACAGTCCAACCACTTGGAATACCATTAACACCTGTAACATCCCATGTTGCAGCAGCATTCTTTACAAATGTACCGCTACTTGCAACACCATTTACCCAGTTACTTGTGTATGAAACATTTGGTGTTGTTGTGAACATAGCCTTAATGTAATTTATATTTGTACAATCTTGGAACATAAAGTAATAACAGTATTTTGTCAATGTTGTTGCAGGTAATTCAGGTGCTGTCGTTAGACTTGTACAACCTTCGAACATACTGTTATAACAGTAGTTTGCCAACGTTGTTGCAGGTAACTCAGGTGTTTTCGTTAGACTTGTACAACCTTTGAACATTTCGTCATAACAGCGTTCTGTCAACGTTGTTGCAGGTAACTCAGGTGCTTTCGTTAGACTTGTACAACCTTTGAACATACCTCTATAAGAGTAATATGGCAACGTTGTAACAGGTAATTCAGGTGCAGTCGTTAGACTTGTACAACCTTCGAACATATAACCATAACAATACGTTGCCAACACTGTTGCAGGTAATTCAGGTGCTGTCATTAGATTTGTACAATTTTGGAACATATTGTCATAACAGTACTCTGCCAACGTTGTGGCAGGTAACTCAGGTGCAGTCGTTAGACTTGTACAACCATCGAACATATAACCATAACAATACATTGCCAACACTGTTGCAGGTAATTCCGGTGCTGTCATTAGATTTGTACAATTTTTGAACATATTGTCATAACAGTACTCTGCCAACGTTGTTGCAGGTAACTCTGGTGCTGTTATTAGACGTGTACAATCATTGAACATACTTTGATAACAATAACTTGCCAATGTTGTAGCTGGTAATGACATATTCTTAGCACTTGTTACATTAGTGTTACTACTGAATAAACCATATAATGCATAGCCCTTGTCACTAAGACTTGTTTTCCCCTTAAACTCATTACCAAACAGTAATGACATTGCATTACCTTCTACTGAATATCTAACATCAGTTGCACCACTGAACTTACCAATACCTTTAGATGATTGTGACGTTGATTGTGGTGTTGGTGTTCCTTTCCATAGAACCTTGTCACCATCTTTAACATATATCGTATCTTCACTTGTTACAGTTGACCAATTATCACCGTTATCTTTTGAATAAGACAATGTATTTGCTGTTGTCGAACCACTCCATTTAATATTTCCGCCTACTGTTACCACCATTGTGAAGTAATCTTGAGAATAGTCATGTGGAGCAGGATTATAATGCACATCACCTTCGGTTGTACAGATTGATACATTAGGTAATACCTTGTCTTCACTTGTAATGTATGTGTCATACTCAGCATGAGTACTGAATTTCTTTAAGTAAATTGCCATATCTGTTATATTGTTTTGATTTTATTATTTCATTATTAATAATTATGTATAAACTAATAACTATTGTCAACAGGTATATAGTTCCCTGTATTATATTATATTTTATTAAAAATAATCAATAGTCAAATTATGCTTTTTAACATATTAATGAACGGTTTTTTCTAATTAATGTAGAGTGTCATTCATTAAAATACTCCATGATTTCAATAGATAATTCAATTTTATTTTTTATATATATTATTTGAATTTTTTCTGAATATTTCTATATTAAAATTGTAAAAAATATTAAGAATATGTATTACAAAGTAATCAAATCAAACCTTGCTTTTAATGAAGCTATAGATAGTTTCAAGAATGGAAATATCATCAGACTTGGATATAGTATTTTTAATCCTAAAGAAGTTAACATTAATAAATTACAATTCTCAATTGAACAAATTTAAAGTAATAATTGGGAAGTAATAGGCATTGACTCTAATATGATGATCAAACTTGATGAGGTTCGAGATATGATGCATGAAATTGATCTTAATATTGATAGTCGTTTTTATCGTGAGGAGAAGATGGATATTTCAAGTTATTGGGATTTATTTGAAAATCAGTTTGTGCTGGGTGATCATAATCTTCAGTTTGAGATTATGAAAAACTATTACGAAAAATATAAAGCAAATAATCATGATAACAATTGAAAGAGAAGAGTATATTAGACTTTGTAAAAAGACTGCTACTTATAGATTATCACAAACAATTATTAATTTAGAAAATAAATAATTATGGAATTTGAAATTGTTATAACACTTGTCATAATGAGTTGTTTTGTTGTCCTAAGTCTTGGCATAATATTGATTAGGCAAGACCTTGATGAAATTAAGAAAATAATTAAAGAAAAATAACTATGGCAACGATTAAAAGTTTCACCTCTATAGAACAGAGCCGCAAATTATCTGAGATACTTCCGCTTGAAAGTGCGGATAACCATTATTGGCGTAATGGATATAACAATTATATCTGCGGGTTAGGTAACTATGTTGAATTAAAAGAAAAGTTTGAAGAAAAAGGCCTTAAATATTTGCCTTGTTGGTCACTTGCTGCATTGCTTAATGTTTTGCCAAACTCAATATATGATAATACTAATGAATATAGCCAGTTGGAATTTTCAAAAAGAAGTGTTGTCTATCATGATATAAATGATGGAATTAAAGTTGGTTCAATTAAAGACAATTTAGTTGATGCTTGCTATGAACTTATATTAAAGTTGAACAAATTAAATTTATTGTGATTATGTTTGGCGATATTTGCTTATTTTTAAGAAAAAAATGGAAACAGTTTTGGTGTATTCACGATTACAAATATCGTGATTTACCTATCAATTGTTCACATTATTATTGCACTAAATGTGGTAAAATCAAAAAGGATTAAAACATTAAAATTATGAGTAAAGCAGAACAAAGTGCACAATGTTCAGGCTACGGAACAGATCCATTAAATAGGGCAGAATATACTGCAAATGAAGTACGGAATGCTTTTATTGATGGTTACCAACAAGCAGAGAAAGATGTCGCAGAGTTATTTGCAAGAATTATTCGTGGCAATCTTGATGGAATAGGAAATGATATTCAGAATATGTTTGAACAACTATACACTGACATAACTGGAGAAAAAATGTATAACGGATTTAAAGATTGATTATGAAATTAATAGATAAAGATAAACTTTGGAATAAGTACAAACTATATGTTTCTCCAGAAATAATTGTAGCTACTTGGTTTATATGTTCTTTTATTACATTAGTTTTAACAGGTAATAGCATATTGACATTATTTGTATGCGCTATCATAGTTGCAATTACTACATGGTTAGAAATTAAATATTCAGAACATATAAGAAAGAAATAATTATGAAATCAATAAATAAAGACGCTGTTAGGCAAGCAAAGGAAGCTGCACTAAACACCATTAACTCACTGCCATTTGAAACAAGAAAGAAACTTGCAAATGGTTATGAAAGGTTGTTGGAAATAGAATTGTTACTTGGAAAAGGTGATAATCTTTCTATTGCTACTATAAAGAAAAGAAAAAGGAATTTGAACAATGGATTTTAGAATGGTATAACGAAAATAAAATATAAAATATGACACTTATAGAAAAATTTATTACTTGTAGATGTGAAATTTGAATTATAATTATTTTCATAATGAAATTTGAATTATAATTATTTTCATAATGAAATTTGAATTATAATTATTTTCATAATGAAATTTGAATTATAATTATTTTCATAATGAAATTTGA